TCCTGGAGTCATCTTTGTTTGCGCCAATTTTGCAGCATTGACAGCGGCCTTGTTAAAGGCGGCACTCATCTTGCTCATTGTACCTGCGTTGAATTGCTTGATAGCTTCATCCAGAGTACGCACGCCCTTTGTTAAATCCTTGTAAGCGCTGTTCCACTGCCGTACATCTTTCTCGGCAGCCTTAATGTTTTCCCGAATTTTGGTAATCTGATCTGCAGGTAAGTTGGCACGAAGCCCGTCTTCCAGCTGTTTTTTTAGCTCCTTTACCCTGTCACTTGACTTCTTTGACTCGGCCTGCAAAGACTGCAATGCAACATTTGCCTTGCCTGCGTTGGCTTGGAACGTGATGCTAATAATATCGTGACGTGATGCCATATATGTGTAGTGTTATGTTTGTTTTACCGTTCTGTCTTACCTCTACGCGCTGCCCAGAATAGAGCACGATTAACAGCGGCAGCTGCGCTTTGATTGTTTCCCATTGCATACACCAAAAACACCGTGCCAACAAAAGAAAAATGTTTCCTTGCCATAGAAGAAAATCGCGAGGCCTGTTGCCGCAGTTCGGTAACGACGTGCGGCTTACCTTTTCGGCTACGAGATGGCACTTTGATTGGTCTCCACAAAGGTCCTGGAATGTCTGGCACAGGGCTGTCGTACGGCTCTCCCTTTCCAACTGCAAGTTCCACAAACTTGGCATAGTAAATATATCGGGCCTCGAACACTTGTGCGTCGCCCCCACTGGCAGCCCACGTCTTCCAAGCTAACGAACGCTTTAAGGCCCCCGAGCGTGTCATATCCAGACGGCCCACGTTCGCCATTACGTTCTGACGGCTTATTTTGGTAAAGTTGTTTATCCAGGCCATGATACGAGCGTCACGCCAATCCCACTTCCATGAAAGTACTTGGTCGCCGTACTTATCCGTTGCCCAACTGCGCTCGTCAGTTTGTGATACCAGTGCCATCTTCTCCTGTTTTTATTTTTCTTTTTTCGGTGGAAGCGGGGCGTCCATCAGGCGGACAATGACATCGGCCAGGCAATGCTGCCAGCGGCGTTTCAGTTCGCCCCCTGCCCTCTCGACAACATCAAAACGCTTGTACAGCTCCGCTTCCAGAAGCGCCAGCGAGCCGTCGCCATAGTAAGGAAGGTCTTTGTTCTCCAATGTATATTCGCATGCCGTTACGAAGCGAGTAACACGTATCTCTGCCCCACGCTGAGCATAGCGTATCCTCTCCGCAAGCTGACGAAAGTAAGCAGCATCGTGCGGCACATCCTTGCCACCTTCCACGGTACCGCCCTGCGCAATATCGCTGCGCTGGTTCCCAGATGCCGAAATAAGCTCCAGTAACTGTTGCGCAGCACGCTCTGCAGCATCAGGCTCAGCCGTAAACGGAGCCTCGCCGATACCCTCGATGCGCAACGGACGAGGGGTAGCCTTCCTTTTTTTGTGTAGCCGATTAAAAATCCAACCTCCCATAGTATCCGATTTAAGTGTTTTCCTTGATTGTGAATTAAGAATTATGAATTATGAATTAAGAATTGTGCTTTGTTTTTAAGCCCCATCCCCCGCTATCGTCTCGATAGTACCAGTCTTGGAAGCATCCAGAGTAGTAAACGTCATTTGCTTGATGGCTGGAGTCAGATGCTCGTCCCAACGGTTAAAAGCGCGTATATCCTCCAGCAGACGGATATAAGCCCTTTGGCGTACGTTCAACAACTGCTGTTTCATCAGACGGATTTCTCTCAGAGCCGTGCCGCCGTTAGATGCTGCCACCATGGGAACACCAATGTCACGAGGGTCAACACCGAAAGCCAGGAATATGGGCGACGTAGCGAGCTCCAGTTCCTCCTTGCCAGCCTTTACAGCTTCCTGCACACTTTCGTTCACGTCCACAATCTCCACGTTATGGTGCTCCTTGCCGTCTTGGCCAAGCCACATCCACTGTCGCATCGTCTTGCCAGTATTCTCGCGATGCGACAGGAAATCCTCCATCGACAGCTCCAGCTCGTCGATAAACTTCTGCTGAGCATCTGGATTGCCCTGATACCCTTCATCCGAAAAGACCTGCTCCAGATAATCAAGACTGATATAAATTATCCGCCCCCAAGTAGTGTTGTTTTCACGCTGCTTGTATTTGTCATACAATATCGTTGACGAAAAATCGAAAGCCTTGCTCGTCAATATACTCCACCACGCCGGTTGCTGATAATAGTTCTTGTTGCCATAGTATGTAGGCCAAGCCACCCATGTCGGACGATCTTTGATGCGAGTGCGTTGGTTGCTTTCCACGATGTAACGCATCTCTGCTACCCTACCTTGTGATTCGGCCACAGGATACATAGTCAACTTCTGCGAATTGTTAGCCGTACCGTCTTTCGGCCCCTTAGCCTTGAAACGCTCACCAAAATACACATGCTCTATGTGGCGATACTCGTTCATCATCTCGTATCGGATGCCATCCGTTATCTTCAACAGCGACAGGCGCACAATACGGGGGTCCCATTTCCCGCGACGGCCACGCTCCAGCCCCACTGTAGGGAAATACAAGTCAAACATCATGTCGTCCTGCATACACTGCGACAGATGCAAGTCCAGGTTATTGTTTTCTATAAACTCCCGTACGCCAGGGATATGACGCTTCATGCCGTCATAGTCCACAACATCCTCGCCCTCCCAAGTACGCTTCCACTTTTCGTAAGCCTCACGCGCACGCTTCAAGGCTGCCGTGTTCGCTTTCTGTGTTTCCAACTTCTCCAGTTTCTCCAGCAGAACCTCTCCGGCATCACGGTAATCCACCGTATCACCGTTGGCAAAACGATACAGGAATGTTACACCCAGGCCCGAAGCCAAATCGGCCAGATACTTCAGCGGAGCAGCAGTATAAGGCAAAGCCTTTGCCAGAGAATAAACAGTCGAAGGCAAGTTGTCAAACGGCCCCCAGGGGATATAACCTCGTCCCATGATTTGACCTTTCTCGTCACTCACTGATGTAGGCTTGTTCGTAATGTTATCAAATGCCCACGCCACCTTCATCAGTGGTCCATTGCTCAGGTTGCCGCAATTCATACCGGCGGCCATATCGTTTGCCTGAGCCTCGGACGGGTCGCGATCGCCCAAAGACACGCTCCGCACAAGCCCCGGTTTCAATGTGTCCAACGCCACAAAACCACGCTTGTTCAATTCGTTATTCAGTTTGGAAAAAGCCGACCGGCCATTAGCACGGTAAACGGGTATTGCATTCTTCTTTGCCATAGATAATGTAGTTACTTCTCTACGCTCAATTTACGAAGTAACATAGCCACGGTCAAGGGCAAAAGAACGAAAAGAAACTGGGTGTTTCGTTTCGCTCTTTTGGGTGCAGTGCTCGACTGGTCGGAGGGTGACGCAGGAAACCCGAACGAGCAGACGCTAAGCACAAGGGGGGAGGTAAAAAATCGGCTAAACGCATTGCACTACCTTGGAGTCATAGCCAGATTGCGATATCTGCCTTTTAATCCGCCTCCGAGCTTTGCCCGTGGGTTAATGCCGTGATACTTCACGCCTATTACCAGGTCATCAAAGGCATCAGTAATGTCGGTGCGGGTACGGGGATCTCCGCCAAGGCTCTCTTCGTCTGTTGCTTTTAGCTTTTCTTTCGACTTATCCTTGCGAAAGCCCGAAGTCACTCCAGCCTGTTCCAAAGCCGGTATTAAATAAGTATTACGGCCAGCGTCAGTGCATATCCTGATTTTAGGAGATTGGGCACCCGACATCAAGTCGGCCATGAGTTGGAACTTCACGGAATGAGCAAGTGCCGCGCCAGTGTCGATGGCAGTCACTTTGAAGCCGAGGTCTGTCAGTTCCTGTACCACCACGCGGTCAAATCGGTTGTCCGCCCCACCCTCAACAGCATAAGCAGTCGCAGCTCCCTGTTTTACCGTAGAGGTAAAATACAGGCATACCTCCTTACATCCACGTCGCAAGAACGGTCTGTAAGTCCTGCCAAAGTCACGGCACAGAGCCCGCAACTTCCGCTCGTTCATCACAAACATCGACCGCTGTATTAACAACTCGTCGCCCCTCAATTGCCCTATGACGAAGCACGAAAGGTTGGCGTTGGCGTCAAAAGCCAACAGCAGCGGAGCCTGCCAGTCCAGATCCATGTCATACTCGCAAGTATCTTCTTCGCCGATACGCTCCAGCTCATCCATATCCAGTTCCTCGGTCTCTATTTTCGTTGGCCATCGTGTAGAGTCCAGAGCCGTGAACTTCTTCTTTATTGTAAGTCTGTCGGCCAGCATCGAGAAACTGTCGCCATATTCGCGACTGTATTGCTCCTCGGTATAGCCATGAACCGTTTCGATGTCCAGATTGCAATAGAACCCGTCGCGTGCTGCACTCTTTTCGGCACCGAGCACCATCAACGAAAAAAGCAGAGGTGGCATTTGTCGCTCCATGTCGCGCAGCCAGGCTGTACCAAGCATACTGATATTGTTAATCGAACTCAGGTTCCAGAAACAAATACTGTCCTTGCGCAATAGGTGTAACTGGCGCAAATAGTTATCGTTCTGAGCCAATGCAGCGGCAGCTTTTGGGCTGTGCTTCTCCAGATACTTCAACTCAGCCATCATTGTTGTCAGGTTGTCGTTGATGTCCAGCGTTTCAAACTGCTTTTCCTGTTCCCAGAGCGACTGTGCCTGTGTCAGCCCGGCATCCGACACCCATAGCTGGGATAGCCAATGGTTGTTGTACCTCCCGTCAGTACCATACCCCCAACGCTTCTGCTCCACCTTGCGAGCCTCCGGCGGCATAAAGTCGCCACGCAACGTAGGCAGTACCTCTTCCTTCACCCGTTGCCAAGGCAGATATTTTGTCTCGTCGCCTATCAATGCAGCCAGGTTAAGACCGTTGGCACTGCCCCTGACACACATCGACAGCATCTGCCAAGTAAAGCCGTTAGCAAAGCTGACGCAGTTCTCGTACACCCTCGGTTTTGCCAATGGTGTAGGCCAGTTAAGACGTGCAGGCGGTCTGCCGAGGAAGTAGAACACACCCTCTGCAAACCCCAGTTGGTTCACCACCTTCAGAGCGTTCGGCATTGTCCTCGTATAGAGCTGTTTGGCACTGGCACCGACAAAGCCCCCCATCTGACGAGGCATACCCATCGTCACGTCCATCATGTGAACGCCGATAAACGAGGTCTTACCAGTACCACGACCGGCACGGACGTAAGTCGTTCGCGAACCAAAATTTCTCACCTCCTTCTGCCAGCGGTTTAGATAAACCTTATGCACACCGTCACCCAGCATGTCCACTGCCGCCCCCTCTTCGGGCGCAGCACCCTCCACATTGGGCAACATCTTTGCCTCAAAAGCGTCAGAGGAAATATTTGGATTTGTTCCAAGTCTGCTCATTCTGTCAATTCACAATTCATAATTCACAATTCATAATTGGCTCTCTTTCTCAATGCGAGAAATTGCTGTTTCGTAGTATGCCCTCTCTATCTCGAAGCCGACGAAATGGCGGCCACTGCGTATAGACGCAATGGCAGTCGTACCGGAACCAACAAAGGGGTCGAGTACTACCCCTCCCTGTATAGTTGAGTTCTCAATAAGTGTCTGAATGATGTTTAGCGGCTTTACCGTGGGATGGCCGTAGAGCCTCTTGTCTGCAGTATTCACCTGCTGCAACCACCACTTCCGCTTCGTCTCATACGAGCCAAAGACCTTTACACCACGGCCCCGCATAAAAATAATATACTCCGTATCCGACAGGTACTTGTTCGAGCACGTCGGTACAGGATTGGGTTTGTGCCACGTCAGAATGTCAAAGTTAAGATGTTTGGCATCCGCAAACCGAAGCAACTGCAACACCTGGTCTTTGGAGCAAAAGACATAAAGGTTCGGAATCTTGCACAGACGGCACGCCTCCAGCAACCAGTCCACCGTAAAACCCTGCGACATAGGGAACAGTTCGGCATGATACGCCCGGCCTTTTTGTCCGTCCTCGCTCTTGCTTCCGAACGCCCCGCCTCCAGTCGTCGCCTTGAACGCATACGGAGGGTCAGCTACACAGAGGTCCACACAGCCGTCAGGCATCTGCCTCATAGCTTCCAAGCAGTCCTGGTTGTATATTGTGTCGAGCTTAATCATTGCCAATTGCCGAAGCACTCTTAGCCTCCATCACCGCCACCTTTTCTTCGATAGCCCTGCTTTTGTCGTCCACATAGGCCTTGTATTTAGACAGAATTTTCTTCGTCTCTTCGTCCGAAACCTCCTCCTTCGTGTCATCGACATCACGGATATTCGTCGTCACCACAGGCGGCAGGAAAGCAACCTTGGCCATATCCACCTGTTCGCTCTCCGGCTTATCCAGGCCCGCCACATCGTACAACAGCTTACCACCCTTGGTCAGAGCCACCA